CCTCTGACGCTGCACGCCCCCGAACCAAGCAATGTTCGTCTCGTTGCCGCTGGCCTGCAGCGTGTACGTCAGCGTGCTGGGGGTCGAATAAACGGTAGAGATTGCCTTCCCGATTGCGCCGTACTTGATACCCGTCTGTTGGACGAGCACGCGCCTGACCAGCGTTCGCCCTTTGTCACCGGAATGATTGAGCGCGCGCGACAACACGGTCCGCGCGCGTTCGTCTCCCAGCGCTGCAAGCTGATTACCAAAGCGCGTCAGAACATGATCTTTGGCAGAGACGATCAGCCTCATGGTTCCTCGGACCGGCTCCTGCGCGCGCCTCTCGCGATCATGGCAAGAAACTACCCGAAATTTGACGGTTCCGTCTCACGCCGCGATGTCCCACCAAAAATTGTCTCACTCGGCAACATTGTCTTGACATCGATTCCGAGCGCACAGCTATCGGCTAATGTCTGCGATCTGAACGCGATAGATATTTGTGCGACCGTTACGTCTTGCAGAAATTTCAATGGTCTGGCCGACGCCCTTCTTTTCAAGTTGGTCGGTCAAATCAGCGAGACGACGGATCGGCTGCCCGTCCGCCGCAATTATCACATCCCCAATCGCTCCCGTACTTGGATCCACACCTCGCAAGCCCGCCCTCTCGGCTGGTGATCCGGGCGCGGTTCGAACGATGATCACGCCTTCCACCCCAAGCTGGGCGGCAAGCATCTCGTTCGCTGCCACAATCCCAATGCCGGGGGTCGGGACGCGACCATTCTGAATAAGCTGGGGCACAACGCGATTAACAACATCAACCGGAATTGCGAAGCCAATGCCAGTGTTGGCTCCCGACGGGGAGAAGATCGCAGTATTCACTCCCACCAACCGCCCCGCCGAGTCCAAGAGTGGGCCACCAGAGTTGCCCGGGTTGATCGCTGCATCTGTTTGAATGACGTCTGTAATCTCCCGCCCCGCGCTCGTGGGCAACGGCGGAGATCATCCACAGGCAACCAAACGCTCGAGCCAGCGGCGTATCCTCGGCGCCAAGATAGCTGACCGCCCATGCCTCTAGGCGCGGCACGCCATCCCACTGGCGACCGGTCAGGTAGTCCCGAACCGGGTGGACCCGTATATCGCGAGCGACCGCGCTGACGCTCCGGCTCACGACGGTGGGCGGCACATTGATTTCTCGCCTTTGCAGCCATTCCGCGCATCGCACATCGTCAGCGTCGCCCCACGGTCGTGGCAAGGGCGAGGGCGCGGTCGCCTCCCATGGAAGCGGTCTGCTCACCAGGATCTCCTGGCGAAACTCATCGAACACCACGGCACCGGCGAACTCCTCATCGTTCGTTAGGGCGGTGATGACGTTGGCCTCGTTTCGTTCGGGCACCCCGGCAGTATCCAATCGAAGCTGGCTTGCCCAACGCGGCCGGATCGCCGGTTGATGGACGCCGCCGGTTGAATTCAGGCGGCGCCGCAGTTCGCCGATCTGCCTCTCCAGGATAGAGACTGGAATGCCCGTGGTGGCTTTAACAGTTGCAAGCACCTGACGCTCAGCCACCGGTTCCAAGCGCGCCTGAACGAGATGACCAAGGAGGTGACCAAGCGCTTGCAACTCCGGGGGGGTGCTCAGTCCGCGCGCTGCGGCTTCAAAATCCGCGACGGCGACCAGCGACGAGCGGGCAGGCGAGATATCAGACAGCGGGACAATCTTGTAGTCGGCCGCTGCGGCGCCCATCTGGAGATCGTGATTGAAGTCATCCCCATGCAGCGGCACGATTGTTTGGTTGGCGATGCCGGCGCTGGTCAGCCTTTCGGCCAACATGGCGGCTGCCTGCCTGCCGGCTTCCCCGGAGTCGGCAAAGATGGTGAGGCGCGTAATATCCGCCGGCCATTGCCATCGGCGCAGTCCGTCTGCGGACAACGCAGCCCAGGTCGGCACACCGAAGATACTATGTGCGGCAATCGCGGTTTCGATGCCTTCGGCTACCGCCAAATGGCCATCGTGACCGACCGGAAACAGACGTACCGAGCCGCCCAGCACCGGTCCCAGCATCTTCTTGCCCGGCGCCGCTTTGGCGGAGCCATCATCCAGCAAGTAGGTACGGTGGATGCCGCCTGTGGGCTGACCTATGGCATCACGAACCACCGCCACCATGCCTGCCCACCCGCGCTTCGTGTCGAAGTCGGTCAGGTCAGGATGGAACTGCAGATCGCTGGATTTTGGATCGGCGAGACCGCGGGTGCGAAGGTAGTTTTCCCCTAGTGAACCTGCGATCGGCCCACCCCCTTCAAGAATACGTGCTACCTCGCGGCCGTGGTCCCGCCGCAGTTGAGAGGCGGTAGACTGCGGTCGCGGACCATCCATGCGCGCCCACCGAGCGGCTTCGGCATATAGCCTCCCATCCGCTAGGCCGGTCGCATGGTAGACCATGTCGATCGGGCCGGCGCTTTCACCGGTCGCATAATCAAATCCCCACCCCGCGAAGCGACCTTCAAGGTGGATGACGCAGGAGCCCTCCTTGCGCGGTGGGCGGCCTGACAAGTCGGCGCATCGCAGAGTCTTTCGATCGGCGGAAAGCCGCCAGGATGAGTTCGTCCTTGGGGGCCTTCTCCATGCCGCGTTCGATACGAGACCAATAGGCAGGCGAGATGGCGATCGAGCGGGCAAAATCGTTGAGGCCTATTTCGGCCTTTTCGCGTTCGGTTCTGATCCAGGGTCCAAATGACATGGGGGCGGTCCTCTACAGGCGAAATTGCTGGGTGTGATTGCCCGTGCGCAGGAGGTCGTAGCGATCCAGGCGGACACGGATGAAAGATTCTGACAGACCGTATTGGTCGGAGAGCGCAAAGAGCAGATCAGTTACGGCATCGGCTTCGAGCGCTCTGCCGTCATAGGCGGGCGCACCGCGCACGATCTGCGACGATCTTGCCGAAGCCGGCCAACGCTGGCGTTTTGCAAAGCGCTGCAGATCGACTCGCAGCAAGGCAGCCGGCGCCAGCAGCGCTCCCATGAATTCATTGGCGCGAAATTCCCGCCGATGAAATGCCGAGTCCTCCGACGAATGAGCAACCGAACACTCCCGCTCGGCAATCTGGCTCAGGCCGGCATTCTGTCGGAATTTTGCATTCCGTATCCAACCGGGCGCGTCGAACACCACATGGCCCAGTTCGTGGGCGGCGGTTGATCGCAGAAGGTCGTCACGTCCCGACAGCGCATGCCCATTGATCGAAACCATGACGCTCGCCGGCTCCCCCGGGTCGTACTCCGTTATCCCCATCACCGGCTTGTCGGCCTCGTTGCGTACATCGTGGTCCAAATCCCAAACCACTCCGAACGCGACCTCGTTCACCGTCAGGGCCTGCGTCCCGGATATGAGAGCGTCAAGTTCCAAGCGCCGCGCCAAACCATCCGGCGCCAGGTGCCGGCGCGCCGCACGCGCCACGGCCCACACTTGGGAAGCAGCGAGGTGCTCTGGCTTTCCGCTCGTGCGCCAATGAGGGTAGGTGAGAATAAGGGGCGACATACTGGACTCCGGCCTCTTGTTCTCTATTTGTTCTCACATCCTAAGACAGGTGTCGAGTCCTAATTGCGCATTGACTAAACGCCTTGAACCGCCTGTGGATTGTGGGGGAGGTCCGCTTTGTCCTCGGTCCCTGCAGCAGCACGCTGTTTCCCCGCCTCCCGGGAAAATCAATCGCCTCAGACTCTATAAATACGGCGTCCATCGGAGAAACTTCCGTCGATGCCTGGCCTTGATCCCAGCTTCATGACCGCTGCAGAGCGACTGTCTGAGGTAGCCGAAATTCTAGCCCTCGGCCTGGTGCGACTGCAGACCCGACAGTCAACTCCTTTATCTATCCACTGCGGAGAGAGTTCGGTCGACTTCACGCCCGACCAGAGCGGTCATGCCCCGATCCTTTCAAACCAACAGGGCATTCGATGACTGACACGACCCTCGCGCAGGTGGCAGCGCTTAAGCTATTGCCGGCGCCCGAGCTCAAGCGCCGTTGGCGCGAGCTCTTCGACACCGAGCCGCCGCCCTATAACCGTCGCTTCCTGGAAAGCCGCCTCGCCTACCGGATCCAGGAACTGGCCTATGGGGGACTCAAGCCCGAGACGGTGAAGCGCCTCCGCGATCTCGCCGAAGAGCTCGATGGTGGGGACCCGAAGCGACGCTGCCAACCGACAAAGGATCGGCCGATCGCTGGCACGCGGCTCATCCGGGAATACCAGGGCGTCGAGCACTGCGTGACAGTGCGCGACGACGATTACGAATATCAGGGCCGTCCTTACAAGTCGCTCTCGGCCATCGCACGGGCCATCACCGGCACGCGATGGAACGGACGCATCTTCTTCGGCCTCAAGAACCAGCGAGCATCGCGATGAAGAAGCCGATCGTGCGCAAACTCCGCTGCGCGGTCTACACGCGCAAGTCCAGCGAGGAAGGGCTGGAGCAGGAGTTCAATTCGCTCGATGCGCAGCGCGAGGCCTGCGAAGCCTATATCGCGAGCCAGAAGCCCGAAGGCTGGGTGCTGGTGCCGGACCGCTATGATGACGGCGGGATTTCGGGCGCAACGCTGGAACGGCCAGCGCTCAAGCGGCTCCTGGCGGATATCGAAGCGCGTCGGGTCGATGTGGTCGTCGTCTACAAGATTGATCGGCTCAGCCGCGCGCTGATGGATTTTGCCAAGCTCGTCGAGGTCTTCGACCGCAACAACGTCACCTTTGTCAGCGTGACGCAGTCGTTCAATACGACCACCTCGATGGGGCGCCTCACTCTCAACATCCTGCTCTCCTTCGCGCAATTCGAGCGCGAAGTCATCGGCGAGCGCATCCGCGACAAGTTC